CACTTCTAACAACTCTCTTTCTAGTCTTGCCCTTAAGGGGCTTCAATCTTCGAACCTGATTTAGGGATTTCTTCCCTATATAAAATCTACCAGTTGGTATGTGTATCATTTTATAGACAAACCCAACTGCACCTTCCGGTGTGTTTTCCTCCGTAACAATATTTCCATTAAATTTCCAACTCATTGATTACTTATTAACAACAGTATCAGAATACTTCGTTGATTGAAGTTTTCCTCCTCTAGCTTTAAGAATAGCTCTTTCGTCTGTTGCTAAATTCTTTCCACCATCTGGATTGATAGGTGTTTTATCCTTTCCTTTAGTATCTATCATACCTGTTTTAGGTGGAGTTTTTGTGTATATATCTAAAATACTTGCCATTTTGTTTGTTTATTTGAATATAAATATAAAGTAAAACCTTTTTACGAATCAAATCTAATAATAAAGTTTACTGGATAATCTGGCGTTGACTTAATTGGCTGTGGTAATTTTGCCACTGCAACCATATTTAATTCATTATCATATAATCCAATTGTAGTAATATATGGTGCTAAAAATGAACCAGTTGGGTCTGCACTTACATAATCCTCATAATAATTAAATTCATCATTAATAATTTTAGTACCAGCATTATAAAAAGATTTATTAACCAAATCACCAGGTCTTATTGAACCAGGTCTTTGTACTGTGTAAGTATTTACAACACCATCGGTTTCACTTACTGCACTTGGGTTTTGAGAAAAGTTAAATTCATTTTCTAATACTGAAATGAATATTTCGTTTTCATATATTGTTTTAGTAGAACGGAAATTTAAAGTAAATTGAGATAAAACAGAACCACTAACTATATCCTTAGCTACAACTATCAATCCCCTATCATAAAATATATTACCCTTTATCTGATTACCATATTTTAAATTAGAATATCCATCATCAGTATATGTTCTACCTAATTGTTCATCTTCTAAACTAACAGTACCAGGTTTAATACCTTCACCATAATATACTTGTGGGATAGAGAATACAGCTATATCATCTTCTAAAATTCTTTCATTGGTCGATGCATATGAAATTCTTCTACCAACTTCTGTCAATAATGATGCCGTTGCTGGGTTATTATAAAATTGGCTTTTTATAGATGCATACACTACTTTTTTATTCAACCCATTACTTACCTCATCAATATCCAAATCAATAAGTGTACCAGCTGGATTTTCAGCAAAAATAGGACTAATATCATTCTCATCTAAAGTCCATTCTTTATAAACTTTGAGAGGTCTTACTATTACATCTGATTTTGGTATTTCTTTCAACATATCTTATATAAATATTCGTTTAACAAAAAACCCCCAATTAAGGGGGCTTTCATATTATATTAATTTTTAATTAGAATGATAATTTCACTTTAATTAAAACTTCCTTATCAAATGATTTAACAATTGGTTGAGAAGTTTTTGCTACAGCCACACATTCATTTGCATCATTCAATAAACCTATTGTTGTGATGAAAGTTTGAGGGTCGGTTTCGAATGTTGGTTCAGTAAAGAAACCATCTGCATCTAAATAGGTAGGGTTGTTAGAATAGTTAAATTCTCTATTTGTTGCTCTTACAAAGAAATGTTGTGTTGATACATTTTCAGTTCTTCTAGCATCAAAATCTTTACCTGCTCTAATTGCGTGATATATTCTCTTATGATTTTCTTGGTCAGCAAGTGTTGAGTATGATGGTAATAAACTTCCAACAGTTTGGAAATTTTCATTAAATACATTACCAACCACATTAGCCATTGCTTTTGGATTAAGAATTATAATACCTCTTTCAGGGTAGAATAAACCATAACCTTCACCAGATGTTGGGTCGGTTGTATTAGCTATCGTTGCTTCCTGTTGAGTTCCTAAATTTAGTGAACCGGAAACTACTTTAAATACATTACCGCTCAATCCATAAGAATCACCAAATTTCTTACCACTATTATCAATAAAAGTAAACAATCCGTTAGAACCAGAAACTTTTAATGACCAGTTACCAGCATCCATAGATTCTCTATATCTAGCTCTAGCTACATTTATAATATAGATATCATTTGAATCAGTTGCAGCTGCTACATTATTTTCAAATTGGAATTTAGCCAAAGTTGGGTCTAACAACATTGATTTGTATTGAGCGTATGTTGCTTTAGTTGGTAACAATCCATTAGGGTCATTATCTAAAGTAACAGAACCACTACCATCAACATGTCCGTATGCTACTGCAAATTGAACTTCTTCAATATCAGTATCAATTGGGTCTGCTTGATATACGTTGTAGTAATACTTACCACTTACGGCTTCAGTTTGAGATGATGCAGTAAAGAATGATGTCAATGAACCAGAATCAGCACTCCACAATCCAGTAGTTACTACTTCTATTTTTGCGTTTACTTTATCAAATTCACCAAATCTTTTATAAAGACCAGTACCAGTTACACCGGTTGATGCAATTTGTTGACCAGCTGGTAGAACTGAGTTTAATATTTGTACAATTTGATTTGAATCAATCGTACCAGTATTAGCCAATGCTCTTATCTGGTCGGTTATATTTGGGTCGTTTATTAGTGCCATTTTATATTTCTATTTTATTTTTATGCGGTTGCTTTGTATGTTACGATTACAGGAATAGTTTGAGAACCTCCAGTTTCATTTCCAAATACAGTTATTGTAGTAGATACATCAAGTGTTAAGTTTGGATTTGGAGTGAATCTAAATTCTAAACCAGTAACAACTTGCGCAGTTGTTGTAATTTCATCACCTAAGAATAATGTATTACCAGTACCAGTTGCTCCTCTAGTAACAGTAATTGTACCTGCTCTTTGGTCTGCTAATACCATTGTATATCCAGCATTTTGGTTTCCAGCAGGAGATGTTGTTGGAGATAATCCCACACCACCTTCAAATTGATTAACACTAACTTGAGGTATGCCCAATCTTACAGTTGGGATTTGAGTTGTTCCTTTTGGAAGGGTAACTAATTTATATCTCAATACTTGAGTTTCATCAGGACTAGCTTCCGTAATAGGAATGGCTCTGATTGCCGAATCATAGTATGCAGAACCTTTTGGATGTGCTGGTTCATAAAGCGTGTAGTCTATTTCATCATCACCCAAAGCAAACTTTGTAATGTTCAAAGATTGCCCCGATGCCAATTTTTGTCTACCTTTTTTAGTAAGAATTGCATCTACCGTAATTTCTGTGTTATCTAAATATGCCATTTGATATTGTTTTTTATCTATATTCTATAAATATAACTAATTTTTATTTTTCAATTATTAATCAACTTTAAAGATATGTTGTATTATACTTTTTATATTATAAGGTTGGTTTGTATGTTACGATTACAGGAATAGTTCGAGAACCACCAGTTTCATTACCATAAACAGTAATTGTTGTAGCTACATCGATTAATAAGTTTGGATTTGGAACAAATCTAAATTCTAAACCAGTAACAACTTGTGCAGTTGTTGAAATTGCATCATCCAACAATAATGTAGTTCCAGTACCATTCGCTGCTCTACTAACTATCAATGTACCTGCTCTTTGGTCTGCTAGTAGCATCGTATATCCTAAATTTTGATTTCCGTTGGGACTAGTTGATGGTTCTAATAAAACACCACCTTCATTTTGAGTTGTATTAACTGATAGGGGTTGTAATGTTACAATTGGTATTTGATTAGTTCCTTTTGGAAGTGTAACTAATTTATATCTTATTGCTTGAGTTTCATCAGCACATGCTTCAGTAATAGGAAGTGCTAAAATAGCTGAATTATAATAATTTGGTCCTTTTTTATTTGCTGAATTGTAAAGAGTGTAATCAATCTCATCATCACCTAAACAAAACTTTGTAATATCCAAAGATTGCCCCGATGCTAATTTCTGTCTACCTTTTTTAGTAATTATTGCTTCTACTATAATTTCCGAATTATCTAAATATGCCATTTAATATTCTTTTACACTTTATTTCTAAAATAAATACCAGTATTTAATATTTTCAAATTTAATCAACTTCAAGAATCGGTTCTCCACTACCTCTACCAGTCTTAGCCACTCTAAGAATATTAGGATTAGTAGTAAATGTTTCAACCGCAGGTAATCCATCAGGAGTTGTTAATGTATTTTGAATAGAACCATTCCAAAATGAGCGTTTCATTCCCTCTCCCAAATTATTTTTGTATATATAGTGAGTTGGGAAATAACCATTCAATGCAGTAACTTCAACAACATCACCGCCAACACCAACACTGCCACTGTATGGTAATGAAGATACTTTATATTTGAATTTAGTTACTGGTATCTTTTCATATCTAACTTGTCCATATGGTGTAGTTGGATATCCTTCCGTCTGTGTATTTATTTTTTGAACATATTGTTGTTTTACTAAAAATATACTCTTTCTACTACCTGTTTCTTGATAGTTACCAAATAGTGGGTCATAGCTTCTAACTATACCAGTACCATTTATAGCGTATAAGCCATAACCAGCATTAGCAAGGGAATCTCTATCCATACCAATTTCAGTAAATGAAAATGAATCAGCTTCACCAGAAAGACTTGCCCCAGTTGGACATTGTATTTCAAAATCGTAAAATGGTGCACTACCTTCTAATAAAACTCCATCATTTGCATCAATACTACTATCGTAAGATGGATTTGTTCCTTCTAATTGTATAACATCATTTGCATCTACTATACCCGTATTATTACTAACATCACCAGATATATTTGTTACCTCCGATGCATCTAATATCGCATCTTTTGGTATAGATTCTGCATCTAATATTACATCTTTATTTGTATCAACAAATGTTTCGTAATCATTTCTTAATGATTCTGGTCTATCCCAACGAGTTTTATTTCTTTCTAAATAATGTGGTTCAATTAATAATCCTTTAGATATGTTTGTTCTAACAGGAGCTAAATCAGAAAGTACTTCAAATAAAGATTTGTCTATGTATCTTATTAATCTAATATATTCATAGATATCTCTATTATCCAATCTTTCAAAATAGTAATGTCTTAATGTATCTAATTGTTTATAGTTACTCTTATACTCATCACTAAAATCACCAATATAGTTATCAATATTAAAATCACCAAATGCTTTTACAATATCCATATTCAACTCCTTAATTGGAGAGAAGAATAATCCCAAACGATTCGTATCAATAGGAGCTCTATCAAATGATTTTTGAGTTGCTCTAGTTTTATAAGAAAGGTCACCTATTAAAGTTTGTTCTTCAAAACGAATCTTATTGGAAAGATTAAATCCTAAAGATGGAACAGTAGCAGTTACAGTTCTATCATATGGAATATATTGATATGGATACGATGGTGCTGAATAAAAATTACTAGCCGTTGCAAATCCAATATTACCAACATATGATGTATCGATTGAAACGTTTTTAATATATGGGTCTAATACTCTATCTTTTGGATATTCAAAATCCAAACGGAATACTAAATCTTTGGTAGATGAATCAAAATCGTTACCATTAATAGCGTCTGGGAATAGTGTATGATTTTCAAACTTACTTCTTTGTAAAGGAACTGTCCATAAACGGAACTCATCTAAATTACCAGAATATCCGCTACCACCAACTTCAATGTGGTCACCAGTTTCCCATTGCGTATCATCCGTTAAGATAGACATACTTACAAATGTAGTTAATCTAGTACCATTTGAAGTACCCAACCAAACTTCATACAAAGATGTTGAACCACCATAATTATATCTATTTATTGCTACGTTTGAATAATTTTCAAGTGATAACGGAAATCCTAAACTTCCTGTTTTTAAATCAGGACCAAATGCATATGGATAATTACTAGCCGTATCAAAGTAAAATGTTGAAACAGATGCACTTATAAATGGTTCAGAAATATAAGTACTTGTTGATATATCGCCACCAAAGTTTAATTCTAATTTAGCAAATGAACCTGTTGTTTGAATTAAATCTAAACTCCATTCATTAGTTGATATTAATTTTTGTGGTGTAGATGTAATAGATGCTGGTAGTATTCTAAATTCAACACAATTTGGATAATCTCCTGTTTTTGTTTCTTTCCAAGGAACCTTTACCGATGAATTTTCATTTAATACAATTGCTGCTGTTCTATCATCAAATGTAAATTGCGTGCTACCACCTCTTGTTGGATCTTGAGGTCCTCCAAATTCCATTATAGTCAACATAGATTGTGGAACACCATAACAAGCCATTACAGCTTTAAGTGCTCTAGCAGTACCTTTGTGTTTTAATAGATATGGTAAGTTATTTAAGATTCTTCTCCACACTTCATAGTTTGCATCTTGCAAACTTCTTCCATATTTTTGATATCCATCTTGATTTGTACCAAACATATATTCCCAAAGTAATTGAGAATTAAATGCTCTTTTTTCATTCCAACCCATTGAGTTTAACATAGAACTTACTAGTTCATCTGGGACTCCCAATTCTTCTTTATGCTCTACATTTTTTGCTTTTTTTATTCCATTTATATAAACCCATAGAATATCAAAATGCTGGCCTATCATATCTAAGAATAAAATAAAATCGGCGTTGTCATAATCTTCAGTTATATAGGCTGGTAGATTATTACGCATTGCATACTGATTATATTTATCAAATTCTTCAGAATCAGCTAATGCAGTATCATACCAACTAACAACTAATGGACTTGTAATAGGTCTTAATACTCTATAAGTTAATAATGTTGTTGAATTAAAATAATCTTCTTTTGGATATGCTAATGCATTTTCGGATTTAAATAAAAATTTCTCATATCCATCAAATGTTTTTATTAAATTACTTATTTTTTCCGCAAGTCCATTTGCTTCAATTAGTGCATATGGTGCGGGAATTACTTGTGGTACTTCAAATTGTAATTGTAAAATTGGGTCTATTTGCTCACCAATTAATATTTCATTACCTTCAATTTCAGGAGTACCAGCTCCACCAGTATCTTCTGTTAATAAATAACCAATTGGAAATGATGTTTGAGTTAAATCTAAATACTTTGCTTGATATTGTTGCAAAATATTTATTTTATAATAAAAGTTTTTTAATCTTTCAGCAGCAGAACCAAAGTGTACAAATTGGTCAAATGTATATGAAAAACCACTCACATACTGAATATTTAATTTTTCAGTATCAATATTATTTTGAGATGATATCTTATTTAGTATATCATTTGATGTAGTAGAACCACTTGCTATTAAATCATCAAATATTTTAAAAGAAGTTCCGTTATCAGGATCTAATAAAAAGTTAGGTCCTTTTAGTGGTGCACAGTAGCTTGTATCAACTCCGCTAATTGTTATAGTTTCAACTATTGGGTCAGCTTGTAATTTAGAAATCCAAACTTGCTGATTTGGTTGTACGGTTGTTTCTAATGGTTCGTATAATTTTAATATAAGCGAATCATCATCACCCGTCCAAGTTGTAATTACTTTATTATCACCATCACCAATATGTAATAAGTGAGTTAAGTATTTGGAGGTTTCATCTGCAAAAATAGTTTTATCAAATTGTGCAATAAATCCTTCAGCAATCCTACTAATAGCAACTTCTCTAGGAATTGTTAAATCACCTTTATCAAATTGAATTGTGATTATTTCTTTTTTACCAACTACAGTTTGCCTTCCACTTATATTATATGGAACTAATATTAATTGTAAATTTATTATATCTTGGTCTTCGGAAACATTAGTACCAGCATTAATTAATAATTGCTTAAAATTAAATTTATGAGTACCATTTTTTGGTAGTTGTGCAAAATTAGAATTACTACTACCAGCATAAATTTTAACATAATCAGTATCTACAGAATCATATGATATATTAAAATCAACATCAGTACCAACATAATCAGGTCCTCTTAATATAGAAGGATATTGTATATTTCTAATATCAGGAACACCAACCCATATATCATCCACAGCTACCAATGATGTTTCTATAAAATCGCCATCACCAGCCGAATTACGTGGTACTAATTTTATAGAATATTTTCCAATTACATCAAATGTTTTTGATGGTATTATAATAATAGCACTTTGTCCACTAACATCAAATTGATATGTTTTATCTTTTACATATGCTGTTATTCTATTAACATCTCCAACTAAATTTACTCCAATTGGTACTGCTGCATCTGAATTAATATTGTATTGTGTAAAATCTTGCGATGCTAATTGTGCTGGATTTGCGAATGATATTACAGGTACAGTAGCTTGCGTTATTGAAAAGTTTTCACTAGTAATACTAATATTTAAATTTCTATCTGCTCTTATTTCAGTAGATATACTTTCTAAACCAGAAGTTGCTTCTAATGTTTGTGTTACGAACCCCTCACCACTAACTACTATTTTAGTAATTCTGTATGAATTTATATCCGATGTTTGTATTGAATAAAATAAATCAGATGAAGGAAAATCTTCAAATTCAGTATTACCGCTTGTTAAATTAAATTCTTCATTTGATATATCAGTTCCATTTTTTACAATTAAAACAGAATTATTTGGTCCACCAACTGCAATATTTAATTTAATTTTTGTAGGAATTGGGTCTGTTGGGTTTCGGACTACTTCGTTTTGAACTAATTTAAAATCAATAGATTTGTCTTGAGCATCTACATCGTAACTATAATCAGTTTGAAGTACATCTCCTACAAATTTTCGTATTCTGAATGTATATGCCGGTGTTGTTGAGTAAACACTCTTATAAGTTTCAGGATCGTATTTATATAAATTATTAGTATCATCCGTATAATTTGGAAGACCCCTAGTACTATAAGCTACTAAACTATCATATGGATTTATATCTAAAGCTACATATGGTACATAATATTTTGGATTTTCTACAACATCTACTATAAATTTTTCATTTGAAGAATATCCTTCTTTTTGTACAGTAATAGTTTTAGGACCATCAATCAACAAATCACTTAACGATAATGAAAGTCCGTAGCTTGTAGTTTGATATATTGATATATCATTTACATAAATGCTAGCCTCTCTATTTGCTTTGATGTAAAGTATATTTTTGTTATCAGTATTAGCTACATTTGGAGTATCTACAATTGGTATAAAACCGGCTGGGCTTCCACCGCCGCCGCCATAAGAAATGCCAGCACCAGAGCCACCACCTATACCAATACCCAATTCATTATCGAGACTGTTTAGTTGTTGTGCTTCATTCATTCCTTCTGCTTTACCTGCTTCCATTTTTTTAGTTTATATTATGTATATTCTATTCGTTCTCTACCCAATCCACCATCTGTCAAATTCTGTCTATCCAGTGTATCGTATTCTCTACCCATACCACCACCGCTTCCGGCACCTCCGCCGCCTCCACTTGGTGGTGGGGTTGGTGGTGGGGTTGGTGGTTCATATGGTGGTTCGCCAACAGGTGTTGCTATTATTGGTTCAGGCTCCACCGGTAAAACTTTTATTTCTTCAGGTGGGGGAGGTGGTGGAATTTGTTTTTTAATTTCTTCTTCCAACTTTAATTCCTTAGCTGTTAATATTGGTTTTATTAATTCGGCCTTTTGGATTATAGGACTTGTTGTATCTATTGTATTGTTTGATTCAATTCTTTGTAATACCTTACCAACAATATCAACACTCTCATCCAACCCAGCATCATAAGTAGCTTCCTTTTTAACATCTGGTTTTGATAGGTAAAAATCAATACATTGAATTAATATTTTTTTACATATACTTTCAATTTGATTTACGGATAATTCTATTACCGGCTTTTCATTTTTTACCTTTCCATATTTAACATCCTTTATATCAGATATTCTATTTGTGAATTCATAAAAACACGCTTGAGTAAATTTTTCAAATACCTTAGTCGAAAATACATCTAAACTAGATATTTTAAATTCAGTATTCATTTTCTCCAACCATTTAGTTGAATATTTTGATTTTAAAAAATTATCAATTACAGTTGGATTTACTTTCTCAATAAAATTGAATGCTAAGTTTATAGTATCATCCCTAAATTCACCATTATTTATAAATAAATCAAATCTTTTTTTAAGTTCTGCATTTAACTCCAATCCTTTCTTTAAAGGTAATAATCTTACCTCTGTACGTGATGGTGATATTTCAGCTATCCATAAACTATCGGATGGGAACTCACTACCAACTCTTTTGTTAAGTAATGTTATTTGTGTTTTAAATATACCATTATCATATCCAGCTTCTCTTAAAAGTCTTTCAACATCTATAAAATATTCAGTTGGAAATTGATTTTTCTTAAGTACAGTTCCTTCAGCTATTAAAAAATAATCTTTAATGTTTGCAGTTGTCAATGGAACATATCTAACTAACTCATCATTTATTTGTGGTAATTGATTATCATTTAAATCATATACAACAAACTCAATTGCATCCTTTTCACCAAATCCAAAGAAGGACTCAAGGTTACCTTCTTCAAATATTTTTCTATCATTTGAAGATATTCTATATCCCTGATTATTTAATATTTCCTTAAATGTTTTTATTGCCATGACAACTTATTTCTTTTACTCATTTGCTTATCATATACATAGTAACAATATTGTTTTCCTACACTATGAATAAGTTTACCTATCCAATTATCTTTTGGTAACGTACCTACTTCATAAGCCATATGCTCAGTCCAAGGTTTAACCATCATATAAATCCACTTAGTATTTTGTGGTTTAGCTTTCATATATTTAACTACATTTCTAGCCCACATCATATACCCTAATACCAAACGAGGGTCTTTCTCATACATCATCTCACCATAAATTTCATCGGCGTTCCAAATGTGTTGAGGTAAGAAACCTTGATTGTATAATTCGTTACAAATTATTTTCTTTTTCTTAGTAGTTGCGTTTGTAAGTTGTTGATTAGCTGCAATCAATTGTGTTTGGTTAGTATTCAATTGAGTGTTTATTTGATTTATAGTTTGATTAAGATTTATTATCTGATTTTGTGCTGATGTTAGTTGTTCACTTAATAATGCGTTCTCTTGTAATAACGACGTATTTCTTGCACTTAACGAAACTCTTTGAATTGATTCTGCAGTTGCTTTTTGTATTGAGTTTTGTAAACTACCAATACTACTTTCTATTTTTAAATTAGCTTGTTGTGTTTGATTTTGTGATACGGCTAAAAGTAAATCTTTAGAATCCATTTCCACTAAAAGACTTTGAGTTACTATTTCTAATTCTCTAACCTTTGATGCTAAGTTAAGTGTAACTGTGTTTAATCTTTCAACTTGTAATGTTAAATCACTTATAAGTTGAGTTGCTTCATTATAAGATGTTAATAAAATTGTTGGTGGTAATTCTGGTGCTGGTGGGGTTATCAATTCTACTATATTAGTATCTATTGATTTTATTACCTCTACTTCATTATATTTTGGTTTTGTTAATCTACCAGAAACAATACCATCCTCTGCAACAGATCCACTAAAGACATGGACACCAAAATCATTTTTAGTTTTGATTGCCAATGAACCACTTACTAAAAGTTCTGATATTTTATCTTCATTTCGTAAACCTGTCTTTATTAATCTCTTTATCATTTCTAATTCTTTGCTATACTAAATGTTATATTATCATCAAAATATTGAGAGCCACCATCTTGCTCAATCATAAATTCTATTTTATAAACTCTATCAGCTTCCCAATTAGATAGATTAAGTTTTATATAGTTTCCATCAGCATCGCAACTTATTTTAGAATAGTTACCAAATGGAATTATAATATCATTAGATGCAAAATCTCTTATTTGATAATATGTAGTTTGTGGTAAATACTGTTGATTAGTATATCCAAATTGATTTGAGAAAGTTTTTAATGGATATAATTCTCTACCAAATATTCTTATTTTAGCAATACTATTTAGTTTGTATTCTTTTTTCAAATTATTAATACCAATTTTAATATCTTCTGCAGTCAATGCTATCAATGAACCAGTTACATACAATTGGTCATCCCAACCTATTCTAATCTTTGGTTGATATATTGTATGAGTCTCTTTACTAAAGAATTTAATTACACCATAATCTTCTGTATTTGATTCTACATCATTTGAATTATCTGCGTTTGCATATTTTAAAATAAATCCATCATTTGGTATAGAACCACTCATCCAAACTTTTAACATAGATTTTACATCCATATTAATATCTGAAGTTTCATAGTTAAATGATTGAGAAGTTGCGTATTGTGTCCACCATGTACCACCAACTCCATTATTTATACTGGCTGTCGTATTTGTATTAAAATTATTTGATAACCAATCTAACTTAGAATCACCTTCTCTATAATTCCAAGTTACACCTTGTGTTGCTATATTATCAAATCTAGTACCAATACCCATTTGCCAACTACCAGATAATGCATTTGCATATATTGTATATTCTAATGGAATTTCGTTTGTTTCGGTTTCTCTTAAAATTAAAGTGGCATCATTGAATCCAATAGTACCATCTGATATTGATTTTGATATATATCCTACATCAAATTTTACCAAAGCATGGGATACATCTTTTATGTTCCCATAATATATTTTACTTATTTCTAAGATTTCATCAAGCCCAGTATTTTGATTGGGTTGTTGAAGATAAAGAGTTGCATCTTTTGATGCTGTTAAAAAATAGTATCCCATTATTTTGCTCTGCCTTTTATGTCCGAATCCGGATATTTAATTTCAAAAATAGATGGGTCTAAAGATGGATATACAATCTTAGCTTTAGTTGCCGCTTCTATATTATATGAATTTGGTGCGTACTTACCACCACATTTATTCACTATTGATAAACTTGGAACAGATGAAACTCCTTCTATATTTGCAATTAATAATTCAACTTCACTCAAATTTATTGTTTGATTGAATTGCCAATTATCAATCTTAAAGTAATCTTTTAATTCAGAAATACATTTTGCCAATACCTCACTCTTATTATAATTCTGATAAACTGATATCTCAAATTCAATACCTATGTTTATAATAAACCCATCATTAATATTAATACCATCCGTTAATAATCTATACTCATTTAGATACGTCTTTACATTTTCTTTAACACCTCTACTAAGTGGTACTAATCTTCCAAATAAATCATATCCTAACAAATACAAATTAATTGCAAAAGGATTATTTTTTTCATTTTCATTTGAAGTCTTTCCAATTAAATAATTTGTAATATCTTCTTTTATGGATTGTTCGGATGGTTCTTCGGTATCAGGCATATTAACAAAACTCATTACTAAATCAGTAAACTCTTGTAAATTGTTTGGAGATGCCAATATCGATGCGGGAGAATTATTATCAATCGTACCATCAGCTACAGCGTAAGCTTTTGCAACTGCTCCAAATTTTGCAGGCATAGATAAAACTCTTACCTGATAATCTTTTGCAGTTACTGCTCTATTTTGTGAACCAAAGTTTGCTAAAGCGTTTTGTCTAATTTCTTCAACAGTCTCACCACCCCTACCACCTGCCGCAGTGACTTCATTATCAATCGCTACAGAATTTTTAGTAGCGTTATATATTGCCCTCTCTGCATCAGTTAGTGCTTGTGTATCTTCTTCAAATTCTATTCTATTAATTCTAGTCAATTGTCCAGTTGCTACATTTGATTTAACACCACCACCAGTTAAATACTTAACAGTTATTGTTGTTGCCGATGGAGATGTTCCGTATGTTTTTGTTTTTAAGAAATTTGTTGGGTCAAATGATTCGTCCAATCTACTGATAGAATTTGGTAATCCTAATCCTACATTTTTAAGATTTGGAATTAATTGCTCATCGGATGCCGATGAATCACCTGCACCAAATTGAATAACAGTTCTACTCTGCTCATCTACTTTTGCAACAAATCTTCTTGGAGTTTTTATTGTTTTTAAAATGTATGGTACAGTTGTTTTAAACTGATATAAATCAGCATCATTTACTTCTGTATTTGGTACATCTATAAAAACCATTTCTTGCGCCAAATATGGAACTTCATACCATTTATTATTACCACTATCTCTTACATCATAAATTTGAATTACATCAGTTTCATCCAATATTATTTTTTCAAATGGAGAATACGAATCAAATGTAACTGACTTCTCTCTTAGCTCACCAGATATTACTTGAACAAACTTTTTGATTAAATAAAAACTTGGTTCTCCCGTAGCAGCATCTCTTTGATACACACTTACCTCTCTACCATTCTCATCAGAAAAATCAACAGCATCGGTTGTTCTAAATATAATACCATCCTTTGTTGAAATTGATTGCAATCCCTCTTTAATCCTTAAAAAATATTTTGAATCAGGTAAATTATTTACACCAGTTCCTATTGATGGTACTAATTGATAAACCGATAATGTTGTGATTGCTGGTGATGTTACCTTTGGTTTATATCCTAAATATTGAGATAATGCTAATACACTTTTTATATCTTCGGCATATACCATCAATGATTCTTTTAATGTATCATCAATATAATAAGATAAAGAATCTCCTATATATGATGCCATTTCAATAAACATCATACCAGGAGATGATTCATTAAAATCAGAATAAGTTTTTGGGAAATAGCTTTTTGCAAACTCTACTAGATTATTTCTAAATCCAATAAAATCTTTATCAAGATATTTTATATCTTTTCCTTTATTTTTAAAATTTTTATTTGTTACAGTTATTCCCATTTTTATTTTATTAAGCTGCTATTGTGAAAGATACAGTATTCAAATCCGGTTGATTTAATAATCCAAAAGTAACAGAGACATTAACTAAGTTATTATCTCTATTATTATTTGTACTTTCTACATCTATTTGTTCTATTGTAACATATGGTAACCATTGTTCCAATGCATTTGTTATAGCATCTTCAATTTTACCAGGCAAAGTATCATCATTAAAATCAAAAAGTAATTCTTGCAAACCACTGCCAAATTCCGGTTGCATTACTCTCTCTCCCTTTTTAGTTAATAATAGATTTTTTACATTTGATTTAATTTGCTCATTTGTTGTAAAGGTTTGATTGAACGCAGTATTACCGATTTGGATTGGTAATGATATACCTATCGCATAATCTTCATACTTTTTAGTATCTTGTACTAATTTTTGTCCTAATACAATTGCCATTACTTCTTCTTAAATCTTTTTACAAGTTCTGAATAATCTCTATTCAAAGCTTTATCTATTTCAGCTACTCCAGTGTTTACTCCCAATCCAGTTGGTTGAGGTCCTTTAGCCATTTCACCATAACCCATTTTTTCAGCTATCGCAGTTTTACCTACAATCGAACCCATATCACCTTGTCCAAAGTTCATTGTTCTAAACCCACCATCTCCTTGCGGAATACCACCTCTTGTTTCATTGAGGATTTGATTAATCATTGGATTTTTACTGTATTGCTTTGTTGGTGCTTGTTTGGTTTGAACTGATTCTTGTATTGGTTCATCTCCTAAAATAGCCTTAGCCATTGAAATACCCTTTGATTGTGGTTTTGGTGCTACCTTTGTTTCAGATAGCATTTTTTTCATTTCAGCCTTCACACCTTCCTTAATTAAAGCAGGTAATTGCTCTTTAAGCTCCTCTTTAATAAGAATTTGAATGGCTTCTAATAGTTTATCCATGTCCATAATATTCTATTCTTTGTTTTGTTATGTTTATAAATATTTGAATTAAGTATTTTTGAGATTTAACTCCAAAGAGTAGGGTCTTTTTGCAATTCCCCCCAATATTTGTTAAATTCTCTAATTCTTTCCTCAGCTCCATTTGGCGGATTTTTACCATTTACTCTCCAACCACATAGATTTATTTGTTTAACACTAGCATCAGTAGCGTATTTTGCTATATTATTACTTTTCCAGAATAAGCAAGCCGATTCAGCCCCACCTTTTGTTTGAGCTACTAAATCAGGATTTGCAATCCAATTATCACCAACCATTTTTCCAAATTTTTCATAATTTACTTTTCCAGTAACTTGTAACATTCCTCTACCCCTAAATTTAAATCCTTCACCACTTGATTCAGGCCCGTTACCCAATCTGTTACCATATACATAGTTTCCTATCTTTTGCTCTTGCTTAGCATATTGATTAGCTTGAGCATCTGATTTGAAATATTTTGGAAATATTTGTAATAATCTACTAGCACTATACATCAAACTTTCTGTCTTAACTCTAAATCCACCAGTCTCTGCATGCACCTGTGCTAAAAAATGTGCTCTATCTAATGCAGTTTTACCAACCCCAACTTTTCTCATAGCTCTAACTAATTCATCTGGAACTTTTATTTTTGATTTATAATTTGGAATAGGTTCTACTTTTTCTTGATTTTTTGGATTATCCTCAGGTGGTAATTCTTTTTCTACTTCCGCTGCACCTTCTTCAGCTTCTGCATCAATTCTTTCTTCTAATATAGTTTGTTCTTCTTCTGTTGGTGGTTCTGCGTTGTCTGGAACTTCTTCGTATGCTGTTGCCGTTGCCTCATTTATATCAGCTCCCTCTAACATAGCTTCTTCTGATGCGGCTTGTTGAGCCTCACTCATTACTATTTCTTCTTCTGGAATTTCTTCTATATCTTCTACGTCCGTACCAGTAGATGCTGCTCCTCCCGGTCTAGCAGGTGCCACCATATATGAAGTCCAATTTATTATACCAGGACCCGGAGTACCTATCGGTGGATATAATGATACTGTATTTATAATTCCACTTACCGTAGATAGATGTGTTGTTGCATATGATATAAAATCATCTACTATAAGGGCGGTATTTTTTGTAGGAGGTATTACTGACATATTATTATGATTTCATCATTTGAGCTCTATATTCTTTTGTAAATGTTTTAAATCCATGATATTCCCAATGCCAAACTTCATCAGGTTTATTACCATCCGATAAAGTAGTTGGGTTATAAAATCCAAATTTAGGTGCAGTTGCTGCAAAATATTTATACAATTTATTATTTTTTCTAACTTCGGCATTTACATCGGCCTTTATACTACCACCAACCGCACGATATAATTCACGTATATCAACAGCTATGCCAAATCCGTGATTAGACCAACCAGGAACTGCAGCCTTACCAGCTTCAAGTTCATTCCAACATTTTACTTGTCCTTCATAATCTCTATACCAACTTGATACAGTGAATTGAACGTTATCTTTTTTAGCTTGTGCTATAAATTTACCAAAGAAAACAGCTGCTTCAGGATGTAAGTTACCAGACCCATAACTACCAGCATTAACCCTTCCTAATGCACTAGCAGGAACCCCACCGCCATTACCATCGTGTTTCTTTGCACCCTTTCTTAGTATCTTACTTCTATCCACAACATATTTTTCAAATCCCGGTGGTACTCCACTCTTTCCTATATTAGTTACTTTCTTTGCACCAGAAACATCAGCTTCTACTTCACTTTTTTTCTCAGGTTGATTTGGCTTTTTACTAGTTTCTTCTTCTATATTTATTTCGGAAGAAGTTTCATCATATGATATTTCCTCCGGTTCTTCTATAAGAGGTACTTCTTCTGTTGGTAATTCAGGTGTATCTTCTGGGTATGCTTCTACTTCAGCTTCTGCCTCTGCTACTTCTTTATCGGTTAATGGTTCATCTGCAAAGAATTCTTCAGCTTGTCCATTTTCTACATTATTTTCTTGTGCAGCATCATCCAACAATTCTTCAGGATCATTAAATCTTGCTTGAGCTGGCGATGATACCGGTGGTGCCCATTGTCCGGGGTTTACTACTAAATTAGATACAACTGAAACATTTGAAGTTGCTCCAGTTGCTGGTATAACAGGTATAGGAAAATTATTCATAATTGCACCACTCCAATAAGCAATAACTCCCTTACCCATCTCACCAACCAAATCATATGGTGCAGCTGATGTTTGCCCTTTTAATAAAGCTGCTTTGAATAATTGTGTCATAGCTTCAACATTTCCTCTTTGTAAAGATATTTGGTGAAGCGAATCCTTACCTCTTTTAATAGCGGCATCATATTCGGTAGCATATGTTTTTGCTACCAAATCAATATCATTTATACTTTCAGGACTATTAGAAAGTTGTAATATATTATCTTTAAATGTTTGCCAAGACATAATTAATCTTTTTCAGGTACATTATCTTCTCTTTGATTCAGATGCTCAATTACAGCATTAACACCTTGATTTACATTACCCCCTTCTCTATTAGTAATATATCCAGTTTTATTTTGGTTACGATATGCAACTGCGATATAATTACCACTCTTTTCACGTTCTTGGTATATATAAAATTTGTTTCCAGCATCTGGAGTTGTATGTGTTTTTACAAACTTTTGAGGTTCACTTAAATCAGGCTTACCTATTGTTTGATTTGATTTTTCAATAGCTGCCTTAGCTGCATCTTGTGTTGGTTTTGCATCCTTAACTGCAGCTTCAGTTGTTTTGTTTATTACAATTTTATCCTTTTCTTCTTCTGTTAATGGAATACCGCCTTTTCCTTCTTGAACTTTTTTAATTTCATCTTTCGCACTTTGTTTAGCTTTTTCAGCTGTAGCGGTTGCTTTTTCTTCAGCACTTGCAATTCCTTGTTTTACTTTATCTTGTGCATCCGATACTGCTTTTTGTGCTTTTTCTTGTGCAGTTGCTACAGCCTTTTCTACTTTAGCTTGTGCACTAGCTACTGCAGCCTGTCCTTTTGCTGCCAATTGTTTTGCTTTAGCTGCGGCCGCTGCTAACTTATCTTTGAATTTATTATTTTTAAGTTTTTTTGGTACTGGTAATTCTTTTTGTTTGAATTCAGGAACACCAGGTAATTGTGGTACATTTGGTAACTTAGGTAATTGTGGTACTGCGGGTGGTTTAGGTATTTTTGATTGTAAATCACCTACCGCATTTGTTGCAGCTGATGTTGCGTTTCCTACCGCATTTGTTGCCGTTGCTTGTGCATTTCCAACTGCATTTGTTGCCGTTGCTTGTGCTTGGTTTTGTAAATTACTAGCTTGTCCAGATAAATTTTCCATATTAAGATGTTTGGTTTAATTTACTTAAAATATTATTTAACTTGGATTTTATTTTACTAAATGTTGGTAAGTTTTCAGGACCTATTTTAGATGGGCCGGATGGTGTTAAGTAATTTTGTGCAACAATTGCATCTATAAGTTCTGCCAATAGTTCAACTAATTTTTTTCCTTTTACTAATGGCTCTAATTCAGTATTTCCTAAAAATATAGAACCCTTACCACTATGAATTGCAAAATCTTTATCGTTTGTTATAAAATTCACATTATCTTTTGTACTAACATCAATACCACCTTTATTATCTATTGAAAGTCCACCATCAGAAATAAATCCATAATTCTTTTTTGAATAGAATAACATCTCACCAGTTTTTGCTGATAATATTATTCTACCTGAATTTACAAGTATTTGGTCACCTACTAATTTATCAGGATAATTTTCAAAAGATTCGGGCTTTGTTTCAAAATCACCTTTACCTTTATCATCAACCTTACCAGGAACAAATCCTAATTGAAACTTATTAGATGTCATAGCTATTATACTACCATCTCTGTTTATATCTTCGTTAGTTACTTCACTATCTAATAATTTTTTAGATTCAGTATTTTCACCATTTCTTATTATAATTGTTGGTGATAATTTTTTCTCATCGTTATTATATCCAGAAAATCTAATTGATTGTCCAAATCTACTTTCAAATAAAGTATCACCTTCCCATAGTTTTAATTTATGAATACCTCTTTCATATAAAAAATAATCACCATGCCCATCATACTTAGCTGTTTCATTTGTATTACTTCTTGATATTCCTGTTGATTGTACTTTTGAATATTCCTTTGATGCATTTTCAGTTACTTTTACAGGACTAAATAGCTTTGATATACTATTTGGGTCTGCATCTACCAATGGAGATAATTCAGGTCCTATTCTTTTGTAATACGTTGTACCACCAGCACCTTTTATAATCTCTACTGATTCATTTTTTACAGGAAGTGTTTTAAAATTTTTATCCAATGGATATGCAATAGGTAAACTAGCATCATCATCCGATGGTTGTCCTGTTAATCTATATTGAATAGCACCTACAAAAATTGATTCTTTGTTTTTAGAATCTTCTCTATTTTTTAAATAAGGATGCGTTTCATCTAATATTACACTATATACTACACCTTGCGATTTTGCACCATCTACGCCTGCGCTTTGGGCTGCTTGAACTGCTGATACGCTTGAATTTTGTAATCCCATATTACTTCATTTTCTTTTTTAACTCCTCCATTTCAAATTCCAAATCATCCACTCTTTCAACTTCTTCTTTAGTAGTTTCCAAATCTCTAAGTAATTGCTCTTTCTCAAATGGTGATAAGAATCCTTCCTGTCCTTCAGTCTTTTTATCAGCTGCCACAATCTTGGTTGCAATAGCTGCCAACTTAACCAAATGGTCATCGTTTTTAATTGAACTATCTATTAGTGAATTAATTAATGGTCCTAAGTTACCCATATCGCTTGGACTTCTAACCATATTTTTTAAATCATTGATTAAATCGCTGATTCTTGCTTTCTTATGTACTTGGTTGTTGTATATATCCTGAAATAACCCATTTAAGGATTTACCTGGAAATAATTCGAAATCATTTGACATATTAATATATTTACATTTTGTATGTATATAAATATGGTTCTATTAAAATGTTGGAATTAAACTGGGATTACTTCGATTGTAATCTTTGGTTGATATCCTTCAGGCAATTGTCTATTAATACCTTTGAATTCATCTACCTTACCTTTAAAGTAAGTTATTTGTAATATCTTATCAGTTAGATTCATTACAGTTTGAGATGATGTAGACATCTCCTTTGTATCCCTTTTCATATTCAATTGAGGTTTGGTTGGAAAGTATTCTTTTCTCATAGCTTGTGCTATTCCTTTCCAATCTTCTACTTTATCAACCGATTTCTCTGCTGATATCTTTCTCATCTTTGAACTTAGATATTTTTCACCATGCGTATATCCGGCATCGGTGAACATATGTCCGTGATTTGTACGAACAACAGGTGATTCGGAATTTTGAAGTTTAACATCAGGCTTATGCTTTGATGTAGTTTCAATACTAACCATATGTTTTGGGGATGATACAAATGTATGGCCTTTTAAAGATAATCCACTCTTTCCCTTATATTTAAGTGCAGCTCGTACTGCATCCATTAGAGTAGGTTGTTTAATGATGTTTCTCATCTTATCACCATCAGGTCCAGGCTTTCCACCCTTCTTTACAATCTTATGCTCAGCTTCATCATGCCCAACTAATAGTGCTGAGTTTACAACACCTATTCCGTTTTCGTTTAAACCCTCACTCCAATCAGTTACTAAATCGTGCAGATATGCAACTTCCACACCATCAATAATAGTGTGTACAATTTCTAAAGATGGGTTATATGCCCTATCTCTGTTTTTTGCAAGTATGAATTTATCGTTTATTTCTTTAGATACGATAATACACTCTTTAAGTTTCATTTTAGTTAATATAAGCGTTTAGTTCATATCTATCTTGTCCACCATGTAAACTCTTAATATAAGAACCATCCGTATTATCTCTTTTGAAAGTTCCCATATTATAAACTTGAATATGTAATAACTTCTTTTGTGGTTTACCTGCTTTAGTTAATTCAATTGAGAATCTATTAGTTTTTCCAGCAGATGGTTTTCTAGGACCCATTCCTATTTTTCTAAATGAATCTTCATCATCTACTTCATATCCTTTCTTTTCTGCATATTCTTTAGCAGTGTTAATAGCTGCTGAATATGTAAAGTGATATACCGGATAATCTGATTTTGCTTCGGTTACTGATTCGTTTGTTGATTCAAATAATCTAACAGAAAGAATTACATCTTTGCCTATATTTAAACTTCTTACCTTATTTCTTTCTAAATCATAAGATGGATTACCAATTGTGTTTGCTTTTGCAATTACACCATTCTTAATAAAGTGTGGTTGTAATCCAGAGTAGTTATCATCTCTAAACATAAATGTATTATCAGGCAATTCTTTAGATATTTTAATTATCTTCTTTAAGCCTTCCTTACCCATAAAGCAACCACCTTTACAATTAGTTCCTCCGTAAGTTTGTCCTTTTATAAATGCTTCTTTTAAACGTATCATTTTAAAATGCTCCTTTTAAATTAGTGTAATCAGTTAAACTATATTTATCTCCAAAGGTATCCATTAATCCGTTTAAGATAATGCTTCTATATTTAGATATTTCAGATGGCATTGAACCTTCTATTTTGTGTATTGTTTCTATTGCTTCTAATTTCTTAATTGCCTTTGTATCTTTCAAAAATTTTGCCAATTCCATTACAGAAGATGTATGGTCATTTCTATCGGTTAATTTAGCTATCTTTTTAGATAAAGCTAAAACCTCAGGATTTTCATGAGGATTACTCGCTTCACTTACAACTGGTTTTCCGGTTACAATACCCATTAATTTTATCATCTTATTTCTTTAATTTAAGTTTCCAATAAACACCACCTCTCAAATATGGAGAGAATCCACCATTTACACCATCGGTTGTTTGGTTATTAACACCCAAACCTAATTGGTATATCTTATCTTTTTTGGTATTGATTAAAACACCAGCTCCTACCGAACTTATAAAATCTGCTTTGTTAAATCCACCCTCTAAACCATAGAATACTTTAGTCTTAGGTAATTCTTTTACAATTGTAGTTTCTTTGATAGTTCTTTGTTTAACACTTGCGTTGAAAGTTCTACCTAAGATTTTGTTTTGTGAGATAGTATCATTTAAAGCAACAATACCCAATGAATCAGGTAAAACTAATGTATCTTTGTATAATACTTTTGAATAGTAATCTTTTAATAAAGCCATAGTATCAATTACTGTTGGGATGATTACTTCTTTCTCTACGATTGTTTCATGGTAGATATCTTCACCTTTCTTAGTTACCACTTTAGTTTTGACAATATCAATAGTATCAATTTCGTGCTTAATTACTTCATATGCTTTACCAGCTATGAATACTTTCTTACCCGGTAATATATCACCTGGGTTAAACCACTGCAATAAAACGAATATAATCAATGCTGTGATTGCTATATTCTTAAAGTTCAACAATTTTTTCATAATGTATTTAATTTATGTGTATAAATATTGATTTATTCTAAAATATCATTTTTGACCCGATTTGGATATTATTTAATAAAGAAAATTCAGGTACAAATGATATTGCTGCTCTATAAGCTGCTGAAAATCCAAATCTTTTACTTAATTTATAATCATATCCCAATCCTAATATTGCTCCCGGCGTTCTATTCACAATACTTCCACCAGTTACAGTATTCCAAGCTAATGGGGATTGCATTAAGAATACTTGCGGAGTTAGGGTAACCTTTCTACTATAAGAATATGGTTTCATCCAAAATCCAACTGCTGATGCACTCAAGGAAACATCATATCCACCTTTAACTGCGTTTTGCATCATTAACGTAATCACACCCACATTATATCCAAATGTTCCGTACTTAGGATGGGGTTTAATCCAAGTATATCCGTTTAGGTTCATTATAGTTCCTTTAAGATATGCAAATGTAGTTCCGTATGAATGTATTGCGTTTAGTTTACCATCTTCAAAGTCCATTTTAGTAATACCACCACTTAGAGCAAATTGATTTAACGTACTCCAAATAAGTGCGGTAGCTGAATATGATTTATCTCCCATTAAAGATGATTTAGATACACCAAAACTCATCATTACTGCATATCTACCTTCCGCATCTTCCGTACCAGCTAAATCACTAGCTAACATCATTGGATTAGCTATTGTTTTCTTTTTTTCCTCTTTTTTCTTTTCTTCCTTCTTCTCCTCTTTCTTTTCTTCTTTAGATTCTTCTTTCTTTTCCTCTTTCTTTTCTTCTTTGCTTTCCGATTTAGTTTCTTCTTTCTTTTCTTCAGTCTTACTTTCCGATTTACTCTCCGATTTTGATTCAGATTTCGTTTCAGTTTTAGTCTCCGTTTTGGTTTCAGTCTTTGTTTCCGTAGATGAAGATGAACCACTACCAGAACTGCTCCCAGAACCTCCAGAACTACTGCTTCCTGATGAGGAAGTCGGTGGTGGGGTAGAACTACTACTTGATGTTGGTGGAGGGGCTGATGCGGTTGGTGGAGGTGGTGGAATTGCTGCACTTGCCGCTCCACTTGCTGCTGCACCTGCTGATGCGGATGCTGATGAACTAGCTGATTTTGCTGCCGCATCTGCTGCTGCTTTTGCTGCTGCATCTGCCGCTGCTTTTGCTGCTGCATCAGCTGCTGCTTGTGCGGCTGCGGCCGCTGCCGCTGCTGCCGCCTGTGCTACTGTGTTTTGTACCGTTTGTTGAACTACCACATTCGTAGGACATGCCATTGAATTAAAAGCTGCGTAAGTTGCAGTAACCCAAGCAGATACAGCGCCTGCCATTACTTCGGTTGGCGAGAATACTCTTACCTGATTATAAAAGGATACTGTTGCAAATCCGTTTACCATTGTTGTAGTGGCTATCTTAACTTCACCAGTACACTTATCTTTATAAGTCTGAGAATAGGTTTGCCCTATCGCTTCAGTAGCGAATGTAGATATAACAATTATCAGTAAACCAAATACCCATTTTTTCATTTTAGAAATTCATACCCAATCCAAAAGTACTGCTTCTGATTATTGGGTCATAATCATACTTTATTGTTAGATTCTTAAAATCATGTAACGCTCCAACTTTAACAGTTGTAAATCTATCTCTATATTTTGGGAAAGTAATATATCCAATATCATCCTTACCTCTCCACTTTACATCTTCTGTCACACTACCAATCATCATGTGGATACCTGTTCTTTTAATTCTCTTACCAATACCAACATAAAAGTTTCTTTGTTCTACCAAATCACTTACCATTGGAAAATCGACTTGTGTTATATTACCATAAGGAAAGAATGTTGAATTATCTCTTTCAAATGTTGTATTATATTCAGCTATAAAATATGCTTTATTTCCCATTGTAAAGAAACCACCAATCTGATTACCGCCTGTTTTTTGAATACCAAAACTGATAACAGGTTTCTTACCTTTGATGGTATCCATTTTTCCGTTATCATAAATATAAACTCTTGCAGGCTGTCTATAACCCCAATCGTTTAAGTAAAAGCCAGGGTTCCAATAATTCCAACCAAATGCAGGTGCTCCCCACATATCCCATCTATTCCATCCCCATCCAAAATTATTCATTAACCATGGGTCTCTTACAATTATGTTTGAACCCGGTCTTGTTCTTATAGGTCTATCATATCCTCTTGATGGTGGTTGATTTCTCCAATTACTAACATCGTTTCTTTGTGGAGCTGATGGTTGTATTGATGGTGTAGACCTTTGAGGTGTAGGTGGGTTACTTCTCCAATTACTAACTTGTGAGAAAGCTAGAGTTGGAATAAATGCTAATAGAAATAATAAGTTTTTCATAGGTATATTATTTAGTTACCTATAAATATAAAAAAAGGGAGAATAAATCTCCCTTTCGTTTTAATTTCCTTTTGATGGGAATCTAGTCCATCCATTTACCCATATTGGTTTATCTAATTCAGGTATTACTACATCTATCTCTTTATTACCTTTACCCAATGCCAAAGTTTTAAGTTGGTCATTTGTTAGGATTGTGGTTGCTCTACTGATAAAGTTTAACGTAGGGTTAAATGTTCCTACTGAATTGTTTTCAAATACTGAAACTCCATCTTTCACAAATTGTGCAGTTTCATTACTTTCCAAACTTAATCCACCTTTCATCCATCCCCAAATTATACTATTCTTCATTGTGAATTGTGTTGCTCTCCTAAATCTTAAACCTAAGTTATGATTTGCCAATGCAGTTGATACATTAGGTCCAACCAAAATCATATTCAATAATTTAGGATGTGTGTATGGAGTTGCGGTTGAACCCGTTCCATCGTTATCACATTCAACACCATTTCCAGCATCTCCGTTATCTACGAATTGTGGGTCTCTCTTTGATACACCATTTGTAATAGTTCCAGTATATCCAAAATCAAAATCGAAATCATCATCTGCGGTTGCAAATGCGTATAGATTTTTAGTATTTACAGTTCCACCAAAGAATTCAAATGCATCATCGTTAGCGTAAATAGTTTGAACATTCTCAATGATTGTTCCACTACCAACACCACCTAATGTTAGTGCGTTGATTTCAGAGTTTGGCATTGCCGCAATTCCAGCGTATTCAATCCTTACATATTTTAGAACACCACTATTATCTAAATCGTTTGTTCCACCATAAGGTCTACCAATACCACCTTCGATAGTTGGTTCTGATGTTCTATTGGTTTTTGCTCTACCCAATATTACAATACCACCCCAATCACCAGGAGTTCTTTCACCTGCAGGTCTGCCTGATGTAAATACAATTGGTTTTGTTACAGTTCCTTCCGCAATTATTTGTGCACCTCTTTCGATACACAATGCACCCTTCTCACTTATATCAGAAATGATTGTAGTGCCAGGTTGAATGATAAGTTTAGCACCATCGGTTACATAAACATATCCTTTCAATGTCCACACTTTGTCTGCTGTCAAAGTTGTTGTTGTGTTAATAGTTCCGGTTAATGTTGTTGATGATGGAATGTTAATAGGTGCATCATCTCCACCCAATTCTTTTTGGCAACTGAATAGTCCCAAAATTAAAATAATTCCTAATAGCTTTTTCATAGATTCAAGTTTAATGTTAGTGAAATTGTTTGTTCGTTGTTTGTTTTGATTAAATTTCGGTTTTGTAACTTTTGATAATAGATTGATGATTGGCCAAATACATCACCTATTGCCA